TTAGTTCGTGGTCACGCCATTCTTTTAACCATTGTACAATTTCAGGATAAGAACGACTAACTGTCGCTAAAGACTTAACAACCTCTGGTTTTGGATTAATCATCCAGCGCCTCCAGTGTCTCGGTTGCTAACTGTGTTGCCATCCATTCCACCTTTAGGGGAACCGTCCGGTTGAGTTGGTGTAGGCTGTTGTGCTGTTTGTTGCATCCTTGCCTTCACTTTATCTTGGAACTTTTCTTTTTCCCTTGACGGAACAATATCATCCACAGGCATTTGCAACCCTTTAGCCACTTCACGAAGAATCGCTGCACGGCCTTCTTTACCAACGATTTGCATATCAACCTCGTTGGCGGTTGCGTTAAGAAATTCTATACGGCGAACATTTACAGTTTCTTTAACTGCAAGGTTTACTGCACCTTTTGGTACAATGTTTACATCGCCTTTAATTGATTCGTCTTCATCATATCTCATGTTGTATACAAACTGTCTGTAGACAACAGGTTTAATAATCTCATTATCTATGTGCATAACTACTTGACGTATACCTTTACCAGCTGCCCCCATTAACATAGACAGTCCAGAAGAAGTTCTACCAGCTCCTTTTACATCTAGGTCTCCATAAACATATGAAGGAATACCAGAATGGTCATCTGCTAACTTACTAAATTTATCATACACACCTAGTAATGTATTTGCGTTATCATCTGGTTGTGTAAATCTAACAGCAGGTGCACTAGAACCCAAAGGGTCGTTAGTTACTTGCCAAATTTTCCACGGATGAAGTTGCGTAATGTCTTCATTCGGCGGGATACGCTCAAGGTTAACTTCGACTTGAGGCCCACTAGAAATCCCCATATTGTTAACCAAAGCTCTCGCAGCCGCGTTACACACGTTTTGTAAATCTTCAATAATTTCTGGTATACCTTTGCCCCAAAACGCGCCAGGGCACTTAATAAATGATGTTTTTGCATAAGGTTTTTCTCCTAACGGGTCATAATTTAATACTGCCTTAATAATATAATTACCTACAGCCCAGACGTTAGCATCATATTCTTTTGCTTCATCGGGCACTTCTTCTTCAGTAAGCCCCCATTCTTTTAACATCTTGCCACTTACTTTGCCCCAAAACTCTAGTGCATCATAAGTTGTAGTCGGTTTGTTAAAAGTATGGAACTTTCTTTCTTCTTGTTCTTTGGTAAGTTCTACATCTTCACTAAACCAAGATGTGCCATTACCAATATCAAGTACTTCCCTAATAGCATCTTCGTCATAACCTGGCACACCTATAAGGTCTGCAAGTTCTGAACGACTTAGAGGATGATGTTGGAATAAGTAACCATCGTTAATATTAGTTATGCCTGGTTCAGGATAAATTCTAAACGGGTCAACTCTTTCAAACTCTGGAGCAATAATTTCATCTGCCTCCACAGAAGTTTTTCCGTTTTCATAAATCCACCCAAGCTTCCTTTGTCTACGCACCACGGGCCCTTTTATAAAACCACATGGGTATGTAACCAAATCAGTTATAAACTCATTAAAAGATTCGCCCCAACCACCTTGCGTAAACTGGTCTCTAATTTTTATATCCATTTTTTTCGCGCGGTTATCTGCAGCTTGTAGTAACTTAAAACGATAATCTTGTGTTATCATTTCTCGTAACTCAATCATTTCTTCTTGAGTCGGTGCCTGCCCATTTATCTCAACAACTTTTACAACTTGTTCAGCAAATGCTTGTTCTATTTCCTGTGTCTGTCCCGGAGATAAATCTGGGATAGGCGTAGGTTCTAACCCCCACGGAGCCGAACCTTGGTCAAGTAATATATCTCTAAGCCAGCTTTCTGCAGCACGACATTTAACTTCTGTAATCATCATGTAAACATCAGAGCCCCCTTGTTGGTTAATCTGGGCTAACTTATCTGCTTCATACTCTCCGTTTCTTTGACGAAGTGCTTTTAACATAATGTTTTCTATAGGTTTTTTAGCTTGTCTCGCTGCGTCCCAACAAGTACGCAAATGGTCGGCCAGCCCCAGTATAAGAGGTTGGTTTTGCCTTTCAGCTAATTGTTGTTTAGTAATAGCTTCTTCTTGCTTTACTAATTCTTCATTGCCTATAACTTTTAATACCATATTATGTTTTTAAATCTTTCATTTTTATCAGAGTGTCTTCGTCATTTTTATCTGTATAAACTTTTCCACCCTTACCATAATATTTCTTTTTGTCAACTTTTCCGCCCATACCATATTTAGTAATAGGGCCTATTGTCATAGTAATAACTTCTTCCATTGACATTTCCATTGGTGGTTCATTAGACATACCACTCGTGTCCATTTTGTCGTTGTCTGAATATATAGTATACGGTTTTTTGTAACCTGTTGGGTTTTTATTAGGCATATGTATCTCCGTTATAGTTTATAATTAAATATACATAGGAACAAGTACCTATGCAAGCGTATTATTTTTCTTCACACACATGAAGATATTTAACATAACCAAGTATATTTATACTAGGATTTTCAGGGTTTGTTTTCTGCCATCCTACATCAACCCATTCGCAGTTATACATTCGTTCATTTTCACTACGTTTAGAAAAAAAGTCTACGTTAGCTAAAGTCCACATGTTTACGACTAATCCTACAATTAAAGTTTCCATAATTTATCCCTTTCCTTTAAAAAGCAAATCCATAGAAATGGATATGTTGCAACATGTCAAATGTTATTTCACATATATGTAAAATTATTTCTAACAGAATTAATCCTAATATCCATTTATATACGTTGTTTGTTTTAATTGATATTAAGGTAAATTTTCTTTTCATGATTTTATACCTTTCTTTTAGGTGCCCACCTGAGGGGAGGAACAGGTGGGTACTATTAAAGATAACATAGTTGGAAGGTAACTATATAATAATACTATCAAGTCCATCCTCCTGCTGCAACCTTTTTTATTTCTCGTGTTTTTATCATAAACCTACCCTCGCCAGCAGAACCTATATGCAACATCAGATATTGCAACGCTTCAGCTACATGTGAATGTTTGTTCTTGTCTATAGTACCATTCTTGTGATGAAATCTATATCCACCCATCATCGCTGCTTTCAAACGTGTGCATCTAGGGTCTACTAAAAACGCAGCATCCCCGTCAACTTGCCGCATAAGAAAGTCGTCTACCGCAGATAATCGTGCAGACACATTGTTGGTCTTAGCTGGAAGGACTCTAAAACCTTCTGCCTTTATAATATCTACGGCAGACCTCTCGTCAGTCTGTGCACGTTGCACTCCTGCCGGGTCAGTGATAACTAAAATTGGTGCGCCCGAGAACCTTTCGGTCAACATCGGGCGCAGAACAGTACGGATAAATCTTTGTATACCCATATCAAACGATACAGCTTCGTCTAGTATAAGAACGCGACCACGCGGGTCTTGTTGTCCTATAACAGCTGCAGGTGTCAGACCTAAGTCTATACCAACCACTATAGGGCGCACACCATTTATAATAGGTTTAAGTGTTGACTGCCCCATATGATAGTCTGGTTTAAAATATTTATATACAGGCTGGCCTGCAGAACTCAGACCATACTCACCATCTATATATACACGAATGTATTCTTCTGCCCTACCCTGTGTATCGTAGTAACCTTCGGGCAGGTTATCAATATTTTCTGCTAGAGAACTTCTGCCTGATGGTTGCTTAAACACATCCCACCCATTATCGTTCGGGCTAACTCCATCTGATTCGTCTAGCCCTTCCATCTGATAGTACCACCATGTGTCCATAGTCGGTGGGTTTGTATCTCCCCACATACCGAACCATGAAGGGCCCCCATCTTTAGATGACGGAAATCGTCCTATACGTTTAGACATCGCATCAACAATGTCAGGGTTAATATCTCTACACTCATTAAACCAGGCAAAGGTTAACTCAAGTGAGTTCAGGTTTGCCACATCGTCAGAATCATCAAGAGCACGAAACATAATCTCACACTCTACATCGCCGACTTTAAAAAAGTATGTTTTAGTTGTACGCATGTAATCACCGCACACTCCAGGCGGGAACCAGTCGTGAAATGTTTTTATGGTCGTATCCTGCAACTGTCTTGCAGTCTCACGAACAATAGCAACCCGCGATTTACGGATACCTTGTTTGTTTGGTTTCTGCATGGTTGCCCGTCTGACAACCTCAAAACAACTCGCCACAGATTTACCTGACCCAACCGGCCCCATCAACACACGCATCTTTGCGTCTGACATCATAAAGTCTTTACAGGTTTTAGATGGTGTATAATCTATATCCATTTATATACTCTCACATACCAGTATATAAAAAGCAGGCACTGGTTTCCTTACAATTTTTGTTTTATAGCTAACGCCATGCACGCGAAGCTGAGTAGCCAAGGCATCATGGTCTTTATAACTTTTTGTCTTACACGCTTTCATACCTTGATACACTGTATCAAATCTATTACGAAGTTCCAATGGCAGTTGGCTCATCATCTGATTTAGCGTCAATGACAGTTGCTCGGTGTTCTTGGTCTCCGAGGTTAATTGTAATTTTAACTCCACCGGTTCCTCCTTCTGTTAAAGCATCGTTCTTTGGTTCAAGTCCACCCCACTTAACTGTTGACTTTATCAGGTCTGCTTTTACTGCAGCCGATACGTCAGGACTATGTATTAAAGTCCAAGAAGTTGTCAGGAGTTCTTCCGCTTGTGCCCGGGCCTTAACTTTGAATGTCATGCCCTTGTCACGAATGTCGCTACGAAAGTACTCAACCTTTTTCAAAAAGACTTTGTCTCTATTATATATAACAATGTCTTCTGCTGTTATCTGATGTCTTTTAATAACTTCGTCCAAAGACTCGCCGCTGCCCTCTAACATAAGCGCAACATCAAAAGCTAATCGGTCAGACCACTTCGTATGTTTCAATGGTAGCGTATCCATAAGGTAAGCATAACGGAAATTAA